TCAGCACGAGATAGGCCACGCATCAGACCGATGCCTTTGCCGAACTGGACCGCAGCGATTCACCGACAACCCAAGATCCGATCAGGATCGCCAGGTCGGTGATCTGCTCTTCCGAGAGAGGCAGTCCAAGCTTGTCTTTGAGAACGACCGCGGCGATTGCACCGACGCTGATCCAGAAGCGACGCGACTTGAGCAAGTCCTGAACGAATGACGGCATGGCAACCTCCGTGAGTACACGAAAAGAGGAGCGTCCATGCTCCATGTCCCACGGCCATACTATCGCATCAGGTTTTTGAACTCTCGTCCGAATCAACCGGACTGGCGACAACTGGCGACAACTGACACCGCCATTTTTCTAGCTGCTCGATGGTCCAGTATCTGCGATTATTCGACAGCTCGATCATCGGAGGCGGCAGCACGCCGGCCTTCCGCCAAACTCGGATCGTTGTGTAAGACATTCCAGTGAGCCGAGCGATCTGTTTCAGGTCAATCAATCCGTTCATGCCGGCCTCCTGTTCTCAAAACACTTCCCGCTTCCAACCGCCGCCATCCTTCTTGGCTTTCTTCTGCTCGATCACGAACACAAACATCGGATACCTCTCTGCGGCGACCTTGGCCTTGACCCGCGACTTCTCATCCATCGGACCTCCGCCTTTGCAATCCACGAACTCCATCGTCCCGTCCGCCATCCAGATCGCGAAATCTGGCGTATAGCGGCAGTCCGGAGCCAGCTTGAAGGTGATCGCCTCAAACTGCCAATCGATGATCTCCGATGCCATTTTGCGAAGCAGCAGCGTTTCCGCGTACGCTGCCTCCGTCTGGTTCATCTGGCCCGGCACATGCCGTTTTCCGTACCGAGTGTTATCCCGTCTAACGAATCGCCTCATGCTCTACCTCTGTCCTGCACTGTCCACCACTGTCCCGATCCATTTCGGGACAGTGGTTTTGAGTAAAAAACCCTATAAAAATCCATATAAAACACACATACTAAATACCACTGTCCCATTGTCCTGATAGGTGTAGACCCTCCTTGGGTCAAAGAAGCTGGGAGGCTACCCCTTGGGACAGTGCGGACAGTGCGGACAGTGGGTGTTTTCATTGAGATTCCTTGCCGACACTGGTCGGGACAGCAAGGACACTGTCAGGTCGGCGGTAGATCTTGGCCTTGTTGCCTTTGGACCTAGTCGGGATCTCCTCGACCAGGTATCCAAGAGCAACCGCGGCTGCGGCCAAGTCCCCTGCCGTAATGCTGCGACAAGCTCGCAGCAAGTCTCGTGACCGAGCCGGCCCATACTTGGTCGCCTCGGTCAGCACCATCTTTGCTTTATCGAGTCCACGGTCAACCGTGTTCTCTTGGATCAGGTCACAAGCGATCCTGGCTAGCCAGTTCGAAAGCTTGATCCCCCAGTTCACGTCTTGCAGTTCAAGCTGAACAAACTCGAACGCACACGATCCTGGATCCACTTCTAGTCTAGCAGCTCGGTGGACCAGTGCAAGCTTCATGCTTCGCGCCGCCACCCTTGCCCACACCGCAGCTCGTGCGTCCGACTCGGAACGCATGCGTTCATCGATCTGGACGCCATGCTCATCCCATCGAATCTCCGCGTCTGAGCTAAATCGGATCGTCTCCGCTCGTGGGAACTGAGCACCCAGATTCCCGCCTGGTGCAAACGCAATCCAGGCCTTAACCTTCTCAACCAGTTCTTCGCTGGGAGACACTTTTTCGAAACGTCTCGACGGAGCTGGCCGATCCTGCACAGGCCAAAACGCGATCCGACCCAGCAACCCATCAGCGACCTGGTCCGAGCTCACCGCCGCGAATACCGTCGAGCCTGTCGAAAGACCCAACAAAACCAAGTGCGGCTCCCTGACTCGGTTTCGGATCCCGTCCGAATGGCCGGCACCGCCATAGACACCGTTGCTCTTTGAATAGACCTTGAGCAGATGCGTACCGATGTTCTTGATGTGCTGGTTCCCCTTCCTATCCAGCACGCTTTGCAGGATCTTTCCGAACTCGTCGCAGACCCAGATCCCGCACGGGTTGATCGAGATCGCTTTCATCAATCCATTCCCCGACTGAATATCCGGTGGCAGTTGGTGCGACCCCGTCGGATCCGCTGCGTCGAGGATCTTGGTAATCGTCGCCTCGCACGCTTCCTTTCCGCTTCCTGTTGTCGCCAAAATCAAGTTGTAGTCGTTGGTCCGCATGTCTGTTTGACTGCAGATTCGCCGGCCAAAGAGCGTCTCGCACAGCGACACCGCAACCGCCAATCCCATGACGTTGCTTTTGCGGTACGCCATCCGGCAATAGAAATCAAACACCTCACGCAGCAACCCCGACTCCGGCACCATCGCTTCGCAAAACGCCTCGTCGGTGTCGTTGTCTTCGTCGGCTTGTTCCTGCTGCTTGTTCGCCCATTGCTGGTTGATGATCTTTGAGATATCGACTTCGGGATCCTCAGCAACCCGCAGCGTCGGCTCCTTGTCTTGCCGCGGAGTCCCCGACTTCCCAGCCGACGCAACCACCTGCTCAATCTCCCGAGGCTCCAACGGATCCGGTAGGACGTGATTCCACCAATTCATCAGCTCCAGTATCTCCGCCTCCGTCAATCGCTCGCCGTCCGGCTGAACCATTGCGTACAGATGACCTGCCAACCGAAACGCCGTATTGTTCCGGCCTCCCGCACTCGGTCGGTCGGCATTCTCGACGTACTTCCTCGCACGATCCGCCAGTGCGATTGATGCAAAACGAATCCTTTGGCTTGGTGCCGCAGGCGATTCCTTGCCCCCTACCTTCAGATGCTTCTCGCACAACCAGTCCACCGCATCCTGACCGTTGCCGATCTCGCTGTACTCATCGACTCGCCGGCCTGTGACCGTAAACCAGCGGTCCCGGTCGTAGCACTCGACACCCTTGCCGTTGCTGCACTTCGCCCATTCCGGCTTCTTGGCCTGCGTCCACAGCTTGACCCCTGCACCGGACGGAGAGATCTCGGCATATGCTACGCCAGCAAATCGGTCCATGATCTCGATCGCCCAGTTTGACCAGTCGCCACCCTCATTAATGCAGTCGTCGAGGTCGATCCCGCACAGCGGATCGTTGGCCGTAAACACGATTCCGATCTTCTCAAAGTCGCAGACTTCGGAATACTCGCACCAGTTAGCCGGATCCTGCCATCGGCAGTTCGGTCGCTTCTGTCCTTCGACGATCCGCCAGGTGATCCACTGCGGTCGCGTTGTCAGTGCGTCAGGTACATCCATGATTATCTCGTTATGACGACTTCTTGAAATGAACTCTTCCCATGCCGTTACGCACTTCCAAGTCAACAACCATCGCAGATTTGCTAAATGCTCCTTTGCCTTGGTTGCCTTTTTTCTTGTCAGTGCTTGTACCGTTAATCAGAGCTGCTCTTTTTCGCTCCTTTTCCTTTCGTCGCTTTTCTTCGCGATACTCGAATCGCTCACTGTCGCGAACACGCTTCAGCTCAAAGCCTGCCTCCGGAATAACTGGCTTGCCTTTGTCAAAATCTTCGATCAATTCACGCATTTGCGGCGAGAGCTGAAACCGCTCTACACGCCGTTTCCCGTCTGGTCCGGGAAGCTCAACGTATGCAACACTCTTCCAAAACAATACTTTGGTTGCCGCGAATTGCCGCTTGCAGGCTTGTGCAAAGACGCAACATCCTGGATCTTTTTCCACCGCAGATGCCACGTCCTCTGGCTGAACAAACACGCGAAGGTCTTTGTCTGCATCGACTACTTCAATGTCTCCCCAGTGTCGTTGGATTTCGATTGATACTTTGTCGTTTCGTAACTTTGTTGTCATAAAAGCGTCCTAACAATTGATTGCATCGAAGCCCCCGTCGACGCGTTTCCTGATGGTTACTCACCGAGCGGGGACTCGATGAATCAAAGCGTTATTTCTTGACCACACCCAACCGCAAATGACACGCTAGGCATCGAGTCGACGCCAGCTTCACACCGCAATGCGGACAGCGATTGCGAGCCCGCATTTCTCTTTCTCCCTGCACTTGGCGAACCGTCTTATCCCAAACGCTCTTCCAGTACACTTCACCCTTTTCCATGAACCGCTTTGTTTTTCTACGTTTGCCCCACCATGCAGACCATAATTGGTGCAATGCATGTCCAAGGTCGTTTGAGCAATACTTGAGCGTCCATGCAATTTCCTTCTGCGCCAGTTCGTTTATTTCCAGTTCATCCGTGTCCATGTTGCTGTTGCTTCCCTTATATGGATTAGTAATCCGCCTCTGTAAGTTTCAGCAGTTTGTACATTTGGTTTGCCCACTTCTTTCTTGCCGATAGACGATTCCTCGCTTCTGGCGTTTTGCTCTTCTCCTTAACTTTCTCCTTAACTTCTGGCTTTTGGTTGTACTCTTTTATGTTTGCCTTAACTTCCGGCCTTTGGCGATACTGTCGCATCCTTGCGCGTTCGCACTCTTTACATGGACGCTTCTGTCCAACGTAAAACTCCGACTCTGGTTTCTCAACTTTGCAGCGTGAGCAAAGCCGCATGACAACGGATTGAACAAAAACATCATTACTGTCTGCACTCATGTTTACCTGTCTCCTTTTAACTTGGTAAAATCGAGCGATCGTTACTAGAACGGCAACTCCTCAACCACTTGACCTTCTTCAACTCCGACCGGGATCTCCTCGATCTCCCTCGCCACAATCTTTTGGAAGCGACCTTCCCGCAGCGTTGTCAGCGATCTCGGGATCGCAATCCAACCCCGACGAAACAAGTCGATAGCCTCATCGATTGAATCGGGACACGGCAGCGAGCAGTGATCCCGCCACCAGAGCTCGGCCTTGCTCCGTGCATACCCCGTATGCTCAACGCAAATCCATTCGCTCACGCCGAAGGGCATGTTCCCCTGGTGCTCTAGTTCGTAGGTAATCCGCAGACTGGGGATCTTCCCTTCCTTCTCGTGGATCGTTGCCGACGCGCCGGCTACGATCCACGTTTCCGGCTCGCTGGTCGAAATCAGTTCGGCCTCCGTGTCGGCTTCCTGCTGATGGTTCGGCTCTCGATGCGGGATCGTAAACCCGCACTCGCATTGACGCTCTCGCTTGGGAATGATCCCGGTACAGTTCGGACACTCGCGACCGTCGCTAATCTCCGACGGATCCCGCTGCTTGCCGGACTTCTGACGCGGCTTGCCAAAGTCGATCGCGTCGATCGACCCGTGCCGCTTCAGGTTCTCTCCAAAGTCCAGCACCAGGCAATCCGACTTGCTCTCATGGACTCGCAACCCCCGACCCACGATCTGAGCAAACAACCCTGGCGATGCGGTCGCTCGCAAGATCGCGATCGCGTCCACGTTCGGAGCATCGAACCCCGTCGTCAGCACATCGACGTTGACCAGCCATCGGATTCGGCCATCGCGAAACTCACGCAAGATCGACGCACGCTCCAGCGGCAGCGAGGCACCCTCCACCATCGCGACCCGTTCCCCGGTCAAACCCTCCAGCGTTGTCACAACACTATTGGCATGTCGCAGCGAGGTACAAAACACCATCACGCTATGCCGGTCGGAGGTAACTTGGACCAGCTCCTTGCATGCCTCGGCCACCTGCGATCCACCGAACAGGCTTTCCAGTTCCTTGGTGATGAACTCACCGTACCGCAGATGCAGTCCTGACGTATCGAACTGGGTCGCCGTCGGTCGATTCGTGACGCGACACAGGAACCCCTCTTCGATCAGTTGCTTGATGTCTGCGTTGTAGCAGATGCTTTGAAACATCCCGTCAGGCCGGCACAACGCACCCTCACCTGTCCGAAACGGAGTCGCCGTCAATCCGATCACCCGAGCCTGCGGATTGACGATCCGCATGTCGGCAAGGAACGTCCTGTACATCCCTTCATCGTCGCTTGGCACCAGGTGCGACTCGTCGATCAAGATCAGATGCCGGCGATCAAACAACGTCGCCTTGTTGTATACCGACTGGATCCCGCACAGGACAACGCCTTCATCCGTCGCGTACCGTCTCAATCCTGCCGAGTATTCGCCGACCGGAATATCGAGCAACCTGCGGACCTTGTCCGCGTTCTGCTCGATCAGCTCCTTGCGGTGCTGCAAGATCAGTACGCGGCCTTCGTACTCCTTGACCGCACGCCGAGCCAGTTCCGCAATGACCAGACTCTTGCCGGACCCAGTCGGCAGACAGACCACCGGATTCCCCGCCTGGTTGCACAAGTACGCATAGGCAGCGTCTACCGCTTCACGTTGATACCATCGCAGTTCCATCAGTCTTGCCTTTTATGCTTGGAAAGAATCGCCGCTAAATGCTCTGCCGTGTCAGCAAGTCTATGAATAGACTCAGCTAAGCTGTCTCTCCTTTCTTCTTGGCTCCCGCATCCTAGAGACCTGTTCACAGACTCAGAAAGCATCGCGAACCCGTAAATGATCGCGATAGCTTTCTCGTCCTCTAGGTTAAGCTGGAAAATCATATTGGCGTACCAAGAGTCATCAAAACCGGAATACATTGACATTCGCACCTCTTCGTTCATGAAAGATTCCTAAATAACTAAAACATGCCACTACGCAAAAAGCGGCAGTTGCTCCGATTGCTTTCGTTGCGACTCGACAGACGCAAGATTCTTTTTTGCCTGAGCGTAATACTCAGGCTTCAACTCGCAGCCGTAGAATCGCCGCGGGTCGGCAATCGCCTTGCGTGTCTTCTCCGACCGACCGCCTATCGACACATAGCCTTCGGAGCCGATGCCAGTAAACGGGCTGAAGACAATTTCGTCGGGATCTGAAAACAACAGGACACATCTGCGAATCACCTCTAGCTGCAAAGGACAAATATGTTTCGTGTCGTCCTCGCTCTTAGCCGCTTTGGTGTTCAGCGTGTCGGTCTCTTGAATGTCCGACCAGCAACCTTCAGCCCAGTCAATCCACTCGTTGCGTGTCACTTGCCCTTTCGCGTTGATCTTCTTTGCGTTGTCGCCAGGCTTTCGGAACTTAATCAGGTAGTCTTGCAGTGTTCCGCGTTGACCAGCCCTATCGTTCTCTAGTCCGGAAAACTGAAGCTCCCTAGATCGCGTTCTAATAGCTTGAGCCTGTGGATTCTTCCTGACCATCCAATCGTACTCGTAGACGAACCCGGCACGCTCGGCAATTCGTATCACCGTGCCGCGGAAGTCACACAACCCGACACCGCCGCTTCGCTTCATTCGTGGTATCTGTGCGACGTGAATCACGACCGCCCTCCCAGGCTTAATCACCCGCAGCAAAGCCTTCGTAAAAAACTGCAGATGCACCTTCGCTTCCATCCCCATCGCATCCACATTCCCGATATCACTAACGGAATCAGTATAGGCGTAGATAGACGGAAACGGAGGGCTGAAAACTGAAAAGTCTATCGAGTTCTCTGGCATGTCGCGCATCATGTGCGGTATGCAATCTCCGTGGTGAATCTCCCATTGTTTGTCATCGAATAAAGGCATGACCGCATTCCTTAAAAAGTTCTTCCTGTTCCTTCGTGTCCTGCTCTACGCGAGCAGCTTTCCGTAACACGTTTTCCACGAATGGATACTCCAGTTCCGTAACTGGAATATGCACATTCAATGGCTTCGTTGATCCGATTCGATTGGATCGCTTGACTCCTTGATAGAACTCCTCGTAGGAGTCTTTAAGACCGCTAAATATTTGCCTAGTGCAAACTTGCAAGTTGAGACCAAAGCCTAGAATCTTCAGCTTTGTAATCAGCACTTTAACTTCGCCGCTTTTGAATCGACGAATACTTTCCTCGCGTTCGGATTCTTTTGTTGCTCCCGTTATGCTCACGGCTTCAGGGAATGTCTTTTCCATTTGCTCTTGTTCGTCGTTGTAGTGGCACCAGATGATCGTTGATTCGTCGGGCCATGAATCGACTTGCGCCCGGATGAACGCAGGCTTGTTTGTTTCCATGCCGTTCTTGCCTTTCGCTATCTGCGATAGCTTTCCACGACTAGCAATCCCGCCTACGCTCGTCGTTAGCAGGCTCCCGGTTAAAGCCCGTGCCGCCTTCCGCTGCTCGTCCGTTAGCTCTATATGGTCGATATGAATTTTGATCGGAGGGGTCGTTCCGACATTGTCTTTCCAGCCGTAAGTTGCCGGATTCGTTAGGAAGATCGACCAGTCCGCAAGGCTTCGATAAAAAGGCTTCAGTGCGTGATGCTTCAACTCCCATCGGTTCTGCGTCTCGCCGCGATTGATAAAGTACGTCGCCAGAAACTCATTGACAGTCCTTGATCGATCCAAGAATACAGCATGATTCGCAAACTCGATCCTGTCGTTTGGTGCAGGTGTTCCCGTCGCGCACAGCTTCCAGTCCAACCCTTGACCGAGTTCGATAAGCCGCGTCCCCCATGCTCCGTAATGGCTTTTGAGCATCGACGATTCATCCAGCACCAACCCGCCTAGCTGCGACTGGAACAACCCCTCACGAATAGCTTCGTAGTTCGTTACGCCGATTTGAGCGTGATATTGCTCGTCGCCGTTCAACCAGTGGCTGAGGTTCGCCGCTGGTATCTTTCCGATACTCAGATCCGGATAGAACTTTCCAGCTTCTTCAATGGTCTGGTTGACCACCATAAGAGGCGAAACGATTAAGACTCGCTTTCCCGTCGCCTTGGCTGCGTGCTTCGCAAACTCAAGCAGCATGAACGTCTTGCCAAGTCCGCAATCAGCGAAGATAGCGTATTTGCGTTTCTGGATCGCGAGCCTAGAAATATCCCGCTGGTAGTCGAACAGCGATGGATGGAGATCCGCATCGACATCCGTCTTCGGTTCAGTCTTGATTCCTAATTGCGTAGCGTATTCATCTGAAACAATTGCCCGCGATCCTCGAAAACGATAGCTCGGCAACTGACGCACGTTTAGGAAAGTTGCGTAGTCATCCAGCGAGTTGGTGTTGAAATCTATTAACATTCTATTCCCTGTCTTTACAGTGTGTTGGTTTCAGCTAAGTCCAACAAGCTTTTCAAGCTCTTGAACACGATTCCTCAGCTCATGAACCTGCGCCATCATGTTCGCAAACGGATGCGTAGTCCTGTCCATCTCGACCAAATTGTTAATATCTACGCCGCAATTGTTAGCCGCAGTTTCAATATTGGCTCTGCTGACATCGCGATTCATCTTCGCCGACATTTCGCGAATCGCCTGTTTCCAGTCTGAAAATGGCTTCTTCGCAGACTCAACAAATTTTGTCAGCGAGTACATTTCCGCACTCGTTAAATAACTCTTCTTAACCATTCGATATTCCTCCTCAACCAATCCCATTCAAAACTTCCGCCACACCCAATCGATCGTGCGGGATTCGAACCCGCTAACAGCCCTTTGTCGCCGATCGACACAACCAAGCTACTTTTGCCAAGGTGCCTTGCCGTTGGTTGAATACGAGGCGACCACATCCGCTGTCGCCAACTGTCGGCTGTTCGCTATGCCTGGCTGAGTTGCCACCGGCTGAGCCGCGCGAGGCTTAAACGACTTGATGCGATTCTCCATCTCGCCAGTGTCTTCTCGCTTGCGAACACCGACCGAAATTCGCAGCGGCTTCATGTGCAGTTCGCTCGAATCCTGAGGCGTCAAAATGTTCACCGCTCGACAAATCGAACTCAAAGTAGACGCTGCAATTTGCACCGCTGTCGCGTTCGGGTTGTTCAAGTTCAACTTCTCGAACAGCCTGCGATTTTGGTACTGTCCACTGAGGATCTGGATCTCCAGATTCAGGTAGCTTCCGTTCCCGCTCTTCGTCTGCTTCATCTCCGAGGCGACAATGCACGCCTCATACTCGCCGGCAGGGATAACATCCATGCCAACGTTCGGCTCGACTTCCATTGCATTAAAACCAGCTAGATTTCCCATGTTTCAAAACTCTCCAAAAAACTAGAAACGATTCTCAACCTCAACCATCACATTTGATTTGCTCGAACCGTCACGCACGATTCCCGCGATATTTCCTTTGGCCGGCCTAGCCTGCACAACTTCCGCAGCCGTTGGCCGACTGCCTCGAAACTGGACCGGAGGCAAATACTGAGCGATCGCCTCAAACGTCGGAGGCAGCTCGTCCGGCATACCCAGGCGGTTCTTCGCCTCATGTGCTGCCGACTTGGTGCAGGCCATAAAGCGTTCCTTGCCTCCGATTGCAACCGCTCGCTTGGCACCGAACCCTTCTTCCTTGGTGATCGTGTTTGTGCGATACCGCAGGAACAGCACCTCGTCACACCATTCCGTCACACAGCCAGAGCCTTTGACATGCAACGAGGGACGCCAGTAGTTGTACGAGTCCCCTTCCGGGTTGACGAACTTTTCGATCATCTCGTGGCAGGTGAACACGATGTGCCGACCCTGTCCCCACAAAAACGCAAACCCGTCAAAGAGACTCTTCCACTTGAGCTCCACCGACTGATAGCCTTTGCCGTAGCCGATGTCGTCAATCGTCTTCTTGTTGGCCTCGGCTGCGACCTCCGCAAAGATCAGCTTCTCCAGCCAGTCCGCGGTATCGACCACGATCGTTTCGTAGTCCGTCTCGACCAAGTGCATTAGCCACTGGTAGAACTCCGACACCGACCGAATTACTCCTGTCGAATCGCAATCCAGATCTCCGATGCCGTCTTCCATATTCAAAAAGATCGGTTTCGGAAACTGAGCTGCTAGCGTGCTCTTTCCAATTCCGTTTTCCCCGTAAATCAGTACCCGCCTGGCACGCGGGACTTTGCCTTTGTTGATTTTCACAACACACCTCCAAAACAAACACAACACAACACACACACAGAACGAGGAGCAGGAGTTGAACCTGCAACGCGGGGATGGGCCAACCGCTGTTTTTCCTGGATTAAACTACCCTCGTCGCCATCACAGCAGACCGAACATCCACGATGCCAGCGTCAGAATTGCGCACCACACAATCAATCCCGACACCGCAAACTGAACGATCGGAATGTCCGCAAATTCATCGTCGTTCATACTGGACCCGCCGGCATGTCCGCCCAATGCGTGACACCTTCCATCTTGTCGTTGTGGATGGAAAACCACGATCCCGCATCGTCGTCCCAGTAGCCCATGAATGTCGGATACGACTCATCGTTCGACGCGACCATAACCGTCGTCATCACATCTGGTAGCGATCGCTCGACCGAGTACCAAACGATCGCTTCCGCAACGCCGTCAATCGTTACGTCGCTCACGTTGACGCCCCTTCGCGATCAGCGATCTCCTTGCGGATCTCTTCGATCGTCCGCAACCCCATCGCCGATTCGTAGTTGTCCATGACGCTGTAGGTCTCCAGGATCCACGCCTGCGGGATGCCTCGCAAATCAACGCGACGCTCCGAGCTCGGATCGTGCGTGCAACCAAGCAAGCGTTGCAGGCAATACATCAATTCCGATGCGTACTTGGCGTGGTCAACGCCATCGCCCTCAGACACTTCTTCCATCACGCTGACCTCCGTTTTGACGACCAGTTCGCCACGCAGTACACGCATCGCTCGCGGAGCCTCGATCCCGAGCTGCACTCGGTTTCCGCTAACCTCCACAACACGTACGCTCGCGTGCGATCCGATCCGAATCGATTGATCTTTCTTCCGTGACAACACCAACATTGGGACACTCCTTTTGCTGACTAAAAAACGCCCGGCCTGCACCATGCAGACCGGGCCGGTAGCCCGGCCAGGACTACTTGTTCATGCACTCTCCGAGTCCATTGCAAACACGGAGGCTTTATCTCGCTTGATCTCCAGCTGCGTACCCACCGGCAAGACCAGCCCGCGGCGAATCGCTGCTTGCTCAAACTCCAGTTGTGCGACCTTTGTCCTGATGCGAGCCAGTCGGTAATAAAACTCGTTCTTGTGCTTGACGCACAAACCGCGTCCAACCGCCTGGCAGTCGCAACCCTGAATCACGCACAGACCACTGGCCGCACGCTCTTTCGTTCGTTTTGGGATCCGACTTTTGCCCATAGACAACGCCTCAATCAACAGTTCTTTTGCCATGCGACTCATGTTCACCTCCAGGATCGGAATCAAACCATCCATGGATGTGCAAACAGTATCGACAACGCAAACAACTTGTCAACAGAGTTTCATCAAGATTTGTTTGTTACTGACGTTTCCAGATAAACGTAACGCAAACAGAATAAACAACTTGCGTGATCTCAAAAAAGCTGGAAAACTTTTTTGATGAGCAAAACACCGAGTTGCATCTTCTGTGAAAAACCAGCACGTTCGCGAGGCTTATGCCAAACGCACTTCGCACAGTTCAACCGTGCGAAAACCAAGCTAGACCCTGACGAAGCCGCAGAATTTGACGCCGCAAGCGTCAAGGCGGGATTGATTCACCCAATAGCAATCCGGCAAACCAGCAACCCGTTTGCCGAACTCGCAGAACAGCTTGCAAACCGCCGCAAACAGGACGCAAAGGACGAATCGGCGATCGCCGCGAATGAGCAACGACTAGCGGAGATCCGAAAGGCTTCCAGCAGCGACCAAGATCAAACAGCTGTCCCGATCCCGCCACCGGCGAAAAACACGCGACGCACGCCGCGGAGAAAGTGATTGCCAGCCAACGAACGACTGGCCTGTAACCAGATCGACAACCAACACATCCCACATGCTTGCCTCTCCTTTCGTTTCTATCTTTTCGTTTAGATAAAATAGGGGGACGATGGACACCTTTGGTCTCGACAGCCGGCATTACGAAATCATTGTTGCATCGATGGTTTTCGCAGTGATTGTCTGGCTAAGATCCTACTTGACTTTTGAACAGTAGCGACACATACTTCTGCCGCTCCTCCGGTAGCCCGGCCAGGTTTTCGACCGAGGGGAGAGAGATGCAAAACATTCTGACCATCGCGGAAGTCGCAGATCGACTCCGTTGCTCTGTGTCCACCGTGCGTCAGCATATCGCACGCGGTCGGCTCGCTGCCGTCAATCTTGGGACCGGAGGCCACAAGCACTACCGGATCACCGAGTCCGCACTTACAGAGTTCCTGCAAGCACCGTGCGAACCCGCCGCAGCTCTACCTCGTCGCGAAGTCGCACCGATTGCCACCGCTCGTTTCATGAAGCGACTCGGGTAACTTGTCGAACCAATCGACACATTCCCGCAACAGGTCGAAAAAGGAGATCGAAATGGACAGGATTGAAGGCGTTCCAGACGACCCGTTTGAGCCGCCACCGATCACAACCGACAAGCTCGACGCGATTGCGGAGACGTTGGGGATTTTGTGCGTGATGCTGATCTTGTTTTCGTTTCTGGTGATGTCGGCATTGTGGCGAATACTTTACGAATTGCAGCAAAGGGTATAGATATGAAAATCAAGGCAAAAGCAAAGTTTTGGGACGTTCGATTCTCCAGGCCAGAAACAAAGCGGTGGTCGCAGAGTGATGGCAGCTTCAAGGAGTACACGCACGATAGCAACGTGCATGTCATGGTGGCAGCGGAATCGGCGGCTAAGGTCACGGAGTTGGTGATGGCAGAGTATCCGACTGCGACGATCCACCAGATCAACCATCGCGGCGGAGAATGCGGGATCATCGTACAAGCAGAACTGCTCGGCTGACGAACCCCACCCATCACCCAGCGGCGGGGTGGTGCGAATTTACCAAACCGCCTGGATTTACTTTGCAGTAAAGGCATAACACCTACCCATCACCCAGCGGCGGGGTGATGGTTTCAACGATAAAGCACCCGAACGCCGCTTGGGTGCATGGGGTTGTTATGCGGAGGAGGGATAGGACGATGGGAATCGAAGAGGGAGCATTTCCGTGCTACGAGTACGGCGACACTGGTATGACGCTGCGCGATTACTTTGCCGCAAAGGCGATGGCTGCGATGCTGTCGCGTGAGGATGTGCATCTGAATTACGGCGAAAGCGAATTAGCCAAGTGGTCGTATCAGCAAGCGGACGCAATGCTGAGGCAGCGGATGGTCCAGGATGATGGTGTGGATGAGTCCGCATAACCCCCAGGATCACCAAGCCCCCGCGTGATCCTTTTATT